TGATATCGTGATTGAGGATAAATTTTCTAAGTTCTAGATTATTACTATAGTCGAGATCTTTTTTTGACTTTAAATAATAATTAATATGTTCTTTGGCTGAATGACAAAACAATTCAGTTCCAACATACCCGGCTCCTAAAATTAAAACATTATTCATCTATTTGTTCGGTTTCAATCTTATTATATTTGAAACCTGTAAATTTTCCAGCTAAAACTATTTTATATTTTTTAAGGGAAGCTGGGGGCACCATAGATAAATCAGTCAAGCAAACAATAGAGCATTGCTGCCCGTCATTATTGTAAAAAGATAATATACCTGAGCCTGTTATATCGTAAAACTCGCCTTTATAACTTGCTGCAGTATTGCACGTATTCTTTACTATAAGAAATTTTTCATCACCGATAGTAAACACATCCATAGGATGCAATTCATTTATTGAAAGGAATTCACCACTCATACTATCTTTAGTATAAAATGCACTCATAAAAAATCAACAGTGATAATTAAGGTATCGTTGAGCAGCTTTAGCGGTATTATTACCTTTGCTTTTTTGTTTAGATTTTAATGATTTAGCCTTAGAACAGGTCATTTTACCCGAGACCTGTCTTTTGAGAATACCCGGTCTAACAGGCTTGTGAATATCCTCAGCGTCTTCACTCTTAGGCTTAGATTCTACTTTTTTAAGTTTGGTATAATATTCCTTATCCTCCGCGAGGTGATGCTTAGCTATTATAGTAGCAATAGCTCTATAATTTGTATGTTCTAATTCAACTTCGATCCCTTTTTTTAGCTCTTCAGGATCGTATTGAATTTCAGGATTTACCTCTTTGAAGAATGACTTAAACGCCTTCATTCATATATTTATAGATTTTCACGAATATACTCTATAATATCATTATAAGTACATTCTTCGTTTTCAGCGATACACGTTTCTATTTGTTCTCTAAAACATACAGACATCTCTGATAATTCATCATCATCCATGTCTATTTCCAATAATGTAGATATTTCATCTAGTGATTCTTGTATTTTATCGAAATGGTTTTCAAGTTTCTTTAAAAGAGTCTCTTTTTTCATTGATTCTATTTAGGTTTTTTAGCTCAAAACCTCTAATTTATTTTGCTTGTAGTGTGTTAAAATGTTCTGAATGTCGCTCTTAAGGTAATTGCAGTGAATAGGCTGCCATTTATCCTCTTTGAGATAAAAGACTATAATCTTTTTACATTTTTTACCTGAGATTTTTTCATACATATAAGCATACATTGACATCTGAAGAGCGTAATTATTAAACTCACAATAAGGCAAATGACTTATAGGATCTTTGAAGTGGTCGTTAAAGTCACTGGAAAAGTTAAATCTTTTGTTAGTTTTAAAATCTCCAATAGTAAAATAATCACCATGATCGTAGATTAGATCAGCAGTACCAGCTACGACATACTCATCATTATGGAGTAAGTTCTCACTATATATTTTCTTGTACTTATCAATGGAGTAAGATATAACTTTATCGTATGATTTGTAAAGCCAGTCGTAATCATCGGCTTTTTCACCAAAGCTAACATAGTTCTCCATTAACTTGTGAATTTTAGTACCTCTATCAGTAGCTTTTTTATTTTCCTTTTGCCACATCTCTAAAACCATTTCCTGCGATACACCTTCTCTCTCAGCTACTCTAAGTGAATGTTTATCTTTATCAAACGGAGTTTTATATTTGCCTAGCAGAGTAGTTACCGAGATATATTGCTCGTCTGTCTTTGAATTGGTATATGTGTGTTTTTCTTCATTAAAAACGATCATTCGTTTATAGTATAGTAAAAAATAGTAATTGCAATAAATAAGTGTATGGGTATTAAGATTTCCGAACTTCCAGTAATTTCACTTCCGTTTAGTGGGCAAGAAAAACTGCCTATAGTACAGGCAGGAGTTACAAAAGCTAGCAATCTTAGTTCTTTTGTAAATTTTCTATCAGGAGCACTACTCGCTGATTCAGAGTTAAAAGCTCTTTCAGGCGCCTGGCAGTCAAATTACACGACAACTAATTCTACTAGCGCTAATTGGAGTAGTGTCTATTCGACTGTATGTGCTACAAGTGCTAATTGGAATAGTGCGTATAACGATATTAATAGTTATAGCTTAAACTGGGCAAGATCGTATTTCGAAAGCTTTGACGATGGACTAGAAAAATATATATACTACGGTAAAGATAATGCTGGATTTACACCTTTATTTGGACCTGACGGCGAATCGTGGACGCGTTGGTTTGCAAACTTCGGAACAGGTATATTATCAGGTACTAATTACGACGACGGGTTTCAGATTTACGTCAATCCTAACGAATTTAAAAAAATATACTATGACGGAACACAATACACCGTACAGAGTGTTGGTTATTTGAGCAACTCTAGAAACTGGAATAGTGTTTATAACACAGTAAGTTCTCTTAGCGCGGCTTGGGGAGAGTCAGGAGAGATTGTACCAACAGTAACTAACTATTTATCTACAAATAATGTATTATTAAGTAGTTTGACTGTTATTAGTAACGGACGTGTAGGGTCTTTTGCGCTTACTGGGGCAGGTGATACTAACACAAATGGTACATATTATATAACTAATTTTACAAACGCTAGTTTAGGTCTTGGAAGCACCAACGATGTAGTTTACGCAAAAAATCCTACTGATCCAAATTCAGGATACAGAATATATCGTGGCCTCGGACCTGCTGCATGGTATATACAATCTACGGTAGGGACTAGTGTGTATTATAATACTAATACTCTACCTTGGGAAGGCGTATGGTCTATAGTGCCAGGTCGACCATCACCTCCTCCTACCACAGTATCAGCAAGTAGCGGGTTAAATGTATCTAATAACGTTAACATAGTAGGCTCGTTGCTTGTATATGGTGATATTACAGCTAGAGGTTATAACAGCACTAACTGGCAGAGCACATATACTACCATGACAGCTAGTAGTGCTAATTGGCAAAGTGTATTTTCTACAGTATGTGCTTTAAGTACATCTTGGGAAGAGTCAGCTGATATTATACCTACAGTAACTAGTTACTTATCTACAAATAATGTATTATTGAGCTCAGCTACTATATTAAATACACTCTCTGCTAGATCTTATGTAAATAACCCAACAGGTAAGACGATATATGTCGATGCTGCTACAGGTACAGATACACGAACTGGTCTTAGTAAATATGATCAATTTAAACCATACGCTACACTCTCAGCTGCAGAAACTGATTCAGTAACCGATGATTTAGTTTATGTAAGAGCAGGAACATATGAAATTAATTCTCAGATCAACCTTAATAGTGAGGGTGATTTATATTTTGAAAATGGAACAACTGTTAATATCGCATCAGGTGTTACAGCGTTTTCATATAGTCAAAATTCTGTTCCAATTAATATTAGAGGATATGCAGATTTCATATTAGCTGCGGGTGCAACAGGTGTATTAACAATGAGTGGTAATAATACAACAGTTGTTAATTTTGAGTGTAGTTCTATCGTTAATCCAACAAATAATTCTACTGGTACACTCTTTAATTGTGCGTCAGGTGTGTTGGGTGTTGATGTAAGATTAATACAAGCGGTAGCTGCTACTGTGTTTAATATCACTGGTACTGGAAAGGTTACATCAAGAATTCCATATGTATATTGTGGAGTATTTTTAAATGGTGCAGGTGCTGCTAATCCAGGGGGTGCTACTGGTGCTCAAATTAATACAGATATTTGGACATTAATAGCATATAATACAACAGCTGGTATAGCTATATCTTCAATTGCAACAAATTTTAGAATGGTGAATTATCTTCATAATGGCGTTGGTGTTGCATATAATTGGGCAGAAAATACAACAGCAGAAGCTCATGGTTTTCAAGGAATTACTTGGAATAGTGTTAATGGTCAACCTAATATAACATTTAACTCTTCTGCTGGTTCAACAACTAGTAAACTTATTAGATTAGACCAAACAAATATAATGCGATATGCATCGACAAATAGCTTAAGTGCAGCATTACCTATAAATGTAGCTACATATGGTACATTTGCATCAGTTTCAGCAACACCAAATATTACATTTAAGATTGGTTCATTCACAGTAGATGCAGACGTAAACGCTTACTAATAGATAAACAAACACATGGGACAACAAACATTATATAACGACTTATCGGTTAACGGTACTGTTAACGGTGCTACTATTAAAGGAAGTGAAACAGATTTTGCGGTTGGTATTAGCGCGCTAGTTAGTAACATATATGGTAGTAATAATGCTGCAATAGGATTCCGAGCATTGTATTCTAATACAAATGGTGGTAATAATGCTGCAATAGGAAGCGATACAATGTATTCTAATACAACTGGAGGTATAAATGTTGCAATAGGAACCGCAACAATGTATTCTAATACTACTGGTGACGGTAATGCTGCAATAGGAAGCGATACAATGTATTCTAATACAACTGGTGGTTATAATGCTGCAATAGGATTCCGAGCATTGTATTCTAATACAAATGGTGGTAATAATGCTGCAATAGGAAGCCAAGCATTATCTTTAAATTTATCTGGTAGTGGTAGTAGTGGTGTGGGATTCAACGCTCAAGTAACTGGATCAAGCCAGGTGCAGCTAGGTGGTGTTGGTACAAGTACGTATGCATATGGTTCTGTACAGGATCGTTCTGATGAGCGGGATAAAGCCGATATTCGTGATACGGTACTAGGTCTAGATTTCATAAACTCTCTCCGCCCAGTTGACTTTAAGTGGGATATGCGCGAGTATTATCGTACAGAGGCTCCTACACCAGTAGCTAGGCCTTTAGATCTTAGCGATAATGCGTCTGAAGAAGAGATAAATAACTATAATACAAAACTCGCTGAATATAACGCATTTGTTATTGAAAAGGATCAATGGCTAGAATCATCTAAGCTTGCTAATATTACACATAATGGCAGTAAGAAGCGCAATAGATACCACCACGGGTTAATTGCACAAGAGGTAAAGACTGTACTAGATCAACAAGGAATTGATTTTGGTGGATATCAAGACCATACCATTAACGGTGGTGATGATGTACGTTCTATTGGCTACACAGAACTTATTGCTCCAATGATTAAAGCAATACAAGAATTAAAAGCTCGAATAGAAGAGTTAGAGAATTCTTAATAGTAACTACCGTAAATATCGGTATTATTAACTGACATATCTAATACCTGTGTTTTAGATAAATTATCAACATCAAAGATATATGATTTAGCCTCTGAGGCGCTAACTCCAGGTATATTTGCTGAAATGACACCGGAGAATGAATTCTCGTATACTTGTTGATTTTGTTTCTCTCCAGATAATCCAGGTTCGAATGAATGCTCGTATCTCTTAGCCTTTACACGATATATATAATGACCTAGCAATGGATTTAATTGAGCTACATCTTGATCAACGCGCTCTGTAATCTCGAACCACTTAGAACCCCTGCCGTTAGGTCTATCACAGCCTAAAGCTGCCAGCTCTATTACATCCCCTGATTTTGGCTCTACTACCTGATTAAATTGCTCATAATTAACTAACCCACTCATTATTATTGTGAAAGTATTAATGTGAAGATAGCCTGTTAATTCATCATCAGAAGCAAATCCAAATTTAGATAGGTTTATTGCATTTTCAGATAGCTCAATATACATTTGCAAATTATATGGCCCTAAAAATTTACTTGTAGGTTCTTCGCCATATAATAGGTCAGCTGTTGCTGTATTAAATGTATGTACATAGTACCTAATAGGTACACCATAGCTGTTTATTAAATCGCTGTAAGATGTGTCATATATTATTTGCTCGGCTTGAAAATTACCTGGGTTAAAGAATTGACTGCATCCAGGGCTAGCTACAGCAGCAAACACACCTTCAGTGGTACATTGTGATCTATTTGAACTACAGGCCATTATTTTTTTTTCTATTTCTTAATATTCCTCTTTGCAGACCCTCTTCATCTTCATACATTTCTACCTCTACGTCTGAGTTACCTAGCGTTTTTATACCAGGTTCAAAGTGAGTGCCATATAGGGTCAAAATTGATATTAATGGCTGACCTGCTATCTGAACATTGTTAGACTTACCGTTGCATATACTATCAATAACAGGGTGTTTATGAGTGTATTCTTTTTTAAAAGCGTTTTTATGTTTTCTGTTATGCGGATCATCTAATAGTTTCCCATTAGTACCTGATCTTAACTTAGCTATGCCGAATAGTTGACTATTTTGCTTAGTAGCATATTCAACTAAATACTCCTTAAAGCTAATCATACTATTATTTATACAAAAAAGCCTGGTAGTCGTCGACTACCAGGCTTATTCTAGTTATTATTCTAATTATTGTTCAAACATCGACTTACCGGTCTTGAGACTGCTAACCTTATTGGATTTACCCATATTAGGTTGCTTAGCATTTACAAGAGCGTGACCATGGTCGCCATCTGCACCTACTTTATCGGTATAGGCTGATGATGCACCACCTGATTGTGTTTTAAGATTACCAACCTTGTTGTTCTTACCGTAATTGATTTCTTTGGAAAGATTGTTAGCGCCGAGATCTTCTTCGTCTTCGTCCCAGAAGCCTTCTTCTGCTTCTTCTGGCTTGTCTTCTTCCATATCACCTTCTAGTTCGGCATCACCATCTTCATCACCAAGGCCCATGTCTTCTTCACCGCCAATAGCAGCTTGCAAAACATCCATAAGCTTTTGTGCTGTTTCACGGTCGAGTGTGAAAGTTACCTCTTCATCGGTTTCTTCCATTCCTTCACCTTCTCCCTCAATACCGAGAGCGTCAAGTTCATTTTCATCACTCATTTCAGATCCCATTTCTGGTCCCATAGGGCTACCAGCGCCTGAAGGATTCATTACATTTTCGTACAATTTATCAAAGATTGATTTCTTTCTCATAAAGTTATTTATGCTAGCTTTGGCAACTTTTCTACTTTCTTTGATAGTTTCTTCACTTTCTTTATCTTTATCCTTTTTAACTGGCTTCTTACCCTTAGAAAACATTCTCTTTTTTGGTTTGTCTGTTTTTTCACTTTCTTCGTCTTCTTCAAGATTATCAGGTTGTGATAAATTTTTAATATTGTAGAGGTTATCTTTTAGATCTTTATCTGACATCTTCTGACGGTCTATTTTTGAAGGCATATAACCTGCTGTTTCAAGCGGGCCCCCTTTAATTAGAGGCGATTCACCAATTTCACCCGGTTTAATTTTAGCGCCTACCTTACCTTCTGATACAAGCTTATGCTTCATGTTGTTTAACATACCTCCATAAACTTGCCCAATACTTGCGAAGTCGTTTTGTTTTGACATATATATATTTATAGAATATGCCTAAAAAAGCAGACAAAACAGAATTTTATTTGGGAAACCCCAACCTACCAGCAGCTGATACACGAATCGCGTATGAGCCTTGGATGGTTAAGGAGCTACAAAAAGCTAAAGACAATATATTATATTTTGCAGAGAACTTTTTCTACATTATTAATCTCGACCGAGGTCGTGAAAAGATTAAACTTCACCCATGCCAAAAACGCGCTATACGTAAAATGAGAGATAATAGGTTCTTTATTTTGTTAGCATCTAGACAGATTGGTAAGTCTACCATGATGACCATTTATATTTTATGGCAGGCTTGTTTTATGGATGATCAGAGGATTCTCCTGGTAGCAAACAAAGAAGCTACCGCTATTGAAATCTTTCAGAGGGTACGACTAGCGTTTGAAGAGCTCCCTGTATGGTTAAAGCCAGGTGTTAAAGAATATGGTAAAACCTCAATGACTCTAGATAATGGTAGTAGAATAGGTATTACAACTACAACAGGTACGGCTGCTCGTGGTCAGTCTGTTAATTGTGTAGATGGTAGAACGACAATTACCTTACGTGATAAAGAAAGTGGTGATGTATTTGATTGTACTATGGAAGATCTAGAAAGTTTATTAAAGGGCGGAGATATTCTACCAGTTTTTATAAATGAATCAGCTTAACGCCATTTCATCTAAAACCAATCGTTTATACATAAATAAATATATGCGTAAAAATGATCCTAACGATAACAGAAAATTTAACTATTTGTATAAAATTACAAATATAACTAATAATAAAATTTATATAGGGGTTCATAGAACTGATAATATGGAGGACGGTTATATGGGAAGCGGAACTAATATTAAAAGAGCTATAAGTAAGTATGGTATTGAAAATTTTAAAAAAGAAATAATAGCTATTTATAGCACGTATAAAGAAGCATTAGAACACGAGAGTAGTATTGTTACTGAAGATTTTATTAATAGTGTCGATACATATAATATAAAAGTAGGAGGGTATGGGCCGTGCATTTTTTCTGAGGAGCATAAAAAGAAAGTTTCAGAATCTAGAAAAAAACGATTTAAAGAAGAACAGGAATTTAGAAAAAAATACTTAGATGCTGCTCGTAATATAGAACGAAGAAAAAAAATTAGCATAAACCATAAAAAATGGATAGAGGATAATCCAGATCAGCACAGGGAAAGAATGTTAAAAATTAATACAAATTCTGATAAAATTAAAAAAACAGCTCTATGGCATCAAGGAAAAAAACGTAGCGCTAATGCATGCAAAAATATCAGCGAGGGTATTAAAGCTTCATTAGAAGATCCTGAGGTTAGAAAGAGAAGATCAGGTATAGGCTGTAAGTACTACTACAATCCTGATACAGGTGAAGCTAGGAGATTTATGATTAGTGATAATATTCCTACGGGATGGAAATTAGGTACAGGTCCACGAACAAATAAATAATATGGCTGATTTAACTAATTATAAATGTTACAATAACTCTAAATATGAAATTCTAACCCATAAAGGATTCAAGGATTTTAAAGGTTTATTAATAGGTAATAATTCTAATAAAATTAGATTGAATTTATCTTATAATAAAGAGTTAATATGCACCCCTAAACACAAACTATTTTCCGAAGAGAGTGGGATAATTTTTGCTGAAGATCTTCAAGTTGGTAGTAGGTTGTATGGTGGGGTTGAGGTAACCTCTATAGAAAAATATACTGATGAAAAAGAGGTTTATGAGATTCTCGAAGTAAGTGATAATCACGCATATTATGCAAATGGTGTCTTATCTCATCAATGCCTAGTAATTGATGAGATGGCCTTCATTGAACCGCATTTAGTTGAAGAGTTCTGGAAATCTGTTTTTCCTATTATTACTTCATCTAAAAAATCAAAAGTGTTTGTTTGTTCCACATCTAACGGGACCGACAACCTATTTTATAAACTATATGATGGCGCTGAAAAGAATGAGAATGGATGGGCCTATGATATGATTAGGTGGGACGAGGTTCCCGGTAGGGATGAAAAGTGGGCAGCTAATACTAGACAGGCAATAGGTTCTCTTGAAGCGTGGCTTCAAGAGTTTGAATGTCAGTTTTTATCTTCAGGGGAATCCTCTATCGATGAAGCTTTGTTTTTAGAAATGTCACAAACATGCATCGAACCAAAAATTATACTAGAAGATGGTAATTATAAAATATGGGAAGAGCCTGATTCTTCTAGAGTATATGCAGCGGGGGTAGATATTTCTGAAGGCGTTGGTATAGATGCTTCTACGATACAAATTCTTGATATTACAGATATTAAAGATATTAAACAAGTCTCAATTTACCACAACAAAAACATACCACCATTAGAATTTGCTAACAAACTATACACTATATTAAGGAATTGGGGATCGCCGCTTGCTTTAATAGAACGAAATAACTGCGGTGCGCAGGTAGTAGATCGGTTAGCATTTGATATGGGATATGAAAAGGTTGTTTCGTATGGAGCAAAAACAGCTAACAGAACTAAACCTCAAATGGGTATGATAGCGCATACTAATACCAAGTATAAAGGTGTCTTGAATATGCGCTATTTTATAAATGAAATGCGTGCTGTTACTATACGCGATATACACACTTTAAAAGAGCTTAAAGATTTTGTTAGATACCCTAACGGTACATGGAAAGCAAAAAGCGGCTACCACGACGATCGAGTAATGTCGCTTCTATACGGTCTTTTCATTTTAGAGAAAGAATTAACTGAGCGGTATTTTGACATAATTGAGTTAGACGATCATGGCAAGCCGAGTATTATCGAACCAATGGATTTTGGTGTATCATTATTTGAAAACCCTACTTCAATATATAATGATTTTGAGATAGTTGGAGTAAATAATACATACATAAACCCCATTGTTTTTGGAATGTCGAATGATAGTGAACAGCTATCTGAAATAGAATTACTTAAACAACAGGGCTGGACACAGTACCTATAATTTCTATATGGCAATAAATCAATTAAGTCAGTCTATTTTAAATAAATCACGATCTGATAAGTTTTTATTAGTGTTCGATGTACCACCTATACTAAAAACCTTCTCAAAGGGATTTGAAGCGAATCAAAATAATAGTGTAATTTTACCTGACTCTGTTCAATTTTCTATTTTTGGTACTATAATACCAGAAATAACAGTACCAGCTGTGGAGAATAGATACTCAGGTAATACGTTCTACGTCTCATCCAACTCCAAAAACTCCTACCCTCCTGTTAATGTTAAGTTTGCAATAGACAATAGATACAGTAATTACTGGACTATATACCAGTGGTTAAATCTATTGCATGATCAGCGGGATGGAAGATATAACGCGCAAAACATCGTCGTTGATCAAAACTTTAGCGACTATCAGACAGATATTACCATATACGGTCTCGATGAATACGATAATAAGCGAATAAAATTTACATATAAAAAGGCTTTCCCCACCTCTATAAATGGTATAGATTATAATTACCAGGAAAGCGGTGAAATAGTAAGTGGTTTTGTGTTTGTTTATTCACAGCTGTTTGTAGAAATGTTAAATTTTTAAAAAATGTTGTTGAAAAGCCATAAATACTTTATATGGCAACTCGAACAATTAATTCACCAGGTGTCGAAATTAGAGAAAAAGATTTAACTCTAGTCGCACCACCAAACGTCGGTACAACAGTGTTTGTACCGGGATTCGCAGCTCAAGGTCCTCTTGATGAAGTTATTAAAATTTCAACAAGAGAAGAACTTGACCTTGTATATGGTAGACCAACAAACTCTGCAGAAAGATACTTCTACTACACAGTAAATGAGCTACTTAACTCACCAGCTAACATTTACACAACTAGATTACCGTATGGCTCTGGCGGCGGTGTCGGTTTTGGTTCAAAGTATTCTGCTCTTGCTTACCCTGTTAGATTTGTATCTGATGTACTCGGTGCTACTCTTTCAAATAGTACAAGCGCTGTTGCAGTTTCAGGTAATGGTAGTTTACGAGACAAATTTATAACATTCGGTATAAACGACACAACATCATATACAATAGCGTTCAGTGCTTCGAATACAGCAACAGGAGTTCTTTCATCAACAGTAGCTTCTGCAACCACAACTATTCCTTACTTAACAGGTTCAACAGCACTTGTTGGTTCACTTTCAACATCTGCTCCAGAGCTATTAAATAGCATTGCAGGTGTCTTACGCAGTGTTGATGGCGTTGTTTCAGCTACCATAGCTGGTAGTAACTTAGGACTTACAGTACTTCTTTCTGCTAGCACAACTAGTATGGGTAGCTTCGGTTCAAGTCCATTTACTTCAAGTATCAATTACCGTGAAGTAACATCCGAGCTTGATACATTTAGTGTTCTTACAAGTGCAACAGGCGGTACTTACGTTCTCGGTGAACCGACACACGTTGAACTTAACGATAGTCAATACAGATCAATAATCGATGGATCTGCTTTTGAATGGTCATCAACTGGCGCTGGTAAAAACAGCTTCGATAGTATCGATGACCTTGGTAAAGCAGGTTTAATCGTACTTAATAAAGCACAAACAACAATAAATGACCAGTATGAAGGTTATTATGTTGGTGTACTTGATAACTCAAACATTAACCCTGGTACTAATTATGACGGCATCGTTGGTGTTAGAACTGTTAATGCTACAAATAACTTCACCCGTGAAAATTATGTAAGTATTCCTGAAGGTACACTTCAATTCAACCTATCTACACAATACTTCTCTGGTGTAACAGATAGTGTCTCGCTTGTTATGGAAAATCTCGCAGGCTACGATATTAACGGCCGTGACGATGATGATCTTCTCAATATCGGTGTATTTAAACTCAAGAAATCAATCTTCGCGGATCAAGCATACAAGCTTGATTATGTACTTGAAGATGGTATCGTAGGTTCAATTAACTACCACAAAACACAATTAAATCCAAGAGGTGGGCCTAATATACCTGCTTTCCTTGAAACACGTGATGAAAAATCAAGAAACGTTACTATCCTTGTAAACGATTATGTTTCAGATCGCCTATCACCTGGTTCTATGAGCCTTAACGGTGTTTCCAAGAAGAGAGTAAGAGCGCTTGCTAATAACACTATTAACACAGTAGAAAAGATAACAAATCTTACACCTGATAATATTGCTGTTCTTTCCTCACAAATCGGTTATGCAGATAAATTATTCGGGTTAGGTGCTTATTCTAACCTCGCATTTAAGACAAAGGCACTCGGAAATATACCACAAAAGATACAACGTGCACTTGATGGTGTAAGAAACGACGATATTTACGATATTGATATCGTTGTCGAGGGCGGCTTGGGTACTATAAATGTTGCTAAGACAGCATATTTAGAAGATAATGATGTAGATAATTACGATGAATACAGCTATGGAACAGTATTGTCTAACTATATCGAATCCTTAAGAACATCACAAGAACTCAACACTACCGGTGAATACGTAAGAGCATTATACCACGATGTGTTCAGTACATTTGAATCGTTCTGCTCACCTCCTTATGACGGTGGCGGTAGAGGTGACTGTATATTTGTAGCAGATGTACTTCGTCATATCTTAATTACAGGTAAAAACAACAAGGTAATTGCTGATAAAGTTAATAGAAACTTCCAGAAGGATATCTACTGGGCGATGAGACATCAGCTTGAGTTTGCAAATACATCTTATGCTACGGTTTATGGCAACTGGGGCAAAGTTTATGATAATTACACTGGCAGACATGTATGGATACCGTTCTCTGGTTATGCTGCAGCTGCAATGGCAAACTCTGATGCAGCAACATTCCCATGGGTTGCACCAGCAGGATTTACCCGTGGTTTAGTTTCAACAAGCTCTGATATTGCTGTTAACCCTAACCAAAAGCAAAGAGATGAGTTGTATAAATCGAACATTAACCCTGTAGCGTTCTTCCCATCGCAAGGTCAAGTAATATACGGGCAAAAAACACTATTAAGAAAGCCAAGTGCATTTGATAGAATTAATGTTCGTCGCTTGTTCCTCGCTCTTGAAAGACCAACTAAGAAAGCAGCTCAATACTTTGTATTTGAACCAAATACAGTGTTTACAAGAACAAGAATTTCTAACGTTCTTGAGCCAATCTTCGAAAGAGCAAAATCAAATGACGGTCTATACGACTATGTAATTGTATGTGACGAGCGTAACAATACAGGTGAAGTAATAGATAACAATGAACTTGTTGTTGATATCTACATTAAACCGGTTCGTACAGCAGAATTTATTCTTGTTAACTTCTACGCTACAAGAACAGATGCTAGATTCGAAGAAATCATCGGAGCTTAATATAATAGCTAATAAAACTAACAACTAACAATAAATACTATTATGGCAACAACTATTGATAACTTCATGACAAAGGCTCTTGATAAGCAATTTGCACGCGACTTTTTGTTTCGTGTAACAAATATTACTATCGTGGGTACTACACTAACCGGTCCAGATGATCTAATCTATGCTAGATCTGCAGCGCTACCAGGTAGAGCAATTGAAAATAAAATCGCTAATTACAGCGGTCAACAATTCAACGTCCCAGGTAAATCAACTTATACAAATTCTGAAAGTTACTCTATTGAGTTCTATCATGACGAAAAGATTGATTTACGCAAAAAGCTTGAAAAAGCTTCAAGAGCCGTGTTCAATAACGAAGATCCAATGGGCGGTGATTTTAGATTACCAGGTAAAGGTGATATCATCACTTTATCGGTTCTCGATAGATCGTTTAAAGAAACAACCAAAATTGAACTAGTAGGTGCATCAATACGCGATATTGGCGCTATTACTCATAATATCGCTGACGGTACTGGTGATATTTTGACGTTTCCTGTAACGTTCTCTTATCACTACTATAAGAACATCAAATAAGTAAAAGCAAAAGCCAAAAGCCCGTAAACGTTCGCGTTTACGGGCTTTTTTTGTTGGTGATATTGGTTGCATCATAAATATTAATATGCCGAGCATTAATCAGTTTTTAGATAAGTTTTCTACTGATCGAAGATTTTCACTACCTCTACCTTTTATGTGGGAGGTGTTTATTGATGGTGATGGTCTTGTCGGTGAAATTCAATCCGTTTTATCACAATACGATTTATTTTGGACTGTAGAGGGCCCTAGTAAATGGGGTAATGGTGGTAGTCTTGTCGCGCAAGAAGTTACTATACCTGCTGAATCATTTGAGGTTATGTCTATGGGTGCCGAAAACCGCGGTGGGTGGATGCCTGGTTATGGCGTAACTCAGCGAACTGACTTCTTATCTCGTAATATAACTATTAACTTTCTCGAAACAAGTAAAGACATTGAAACTAATTTCTTCAGACCTTGGACAATAGCGGTTGGTTCTGCAGGGCTACTTAACACCAAATTAAGAGCAACCATTAATGTTAATGAGTACGATAAAGATAATAAAATTAGAAAAAAATATAAATTTGAACGTGCGTTTCCAACTAATGTTGAAGGTTACACTCTTTCCTACGGTGATGGTGAGTTTATTATGAAGACTGTAACATTTAGTTACCATAAGTACTCTCCAATACCATTTTCACAAGCATAATACAGTTTAAAGCATGATTTCAATTAACCTACCATATTCAGGAAACAGATTTAAAATTAAAAAAATAACTTTTGAGCAGATAGTAGACATTTCACGTATAATATTAGATGGTACCGACAGTGATGTAGTAGAATACCTAGAGACTTTCTTTGGTATAGAAGACTTAACGGTTGTTGATAAGTTTTATGTTTTAGTTAAAGCTAGAGAACTATTTATTAGTGAAACAGTATCATTAGCTGCAGGTGATGGAAATCCCGCAAAAGTAAATTTATCTATTTTGTTAGATAAAATAACAGATATACCGCAATATTCTACAACTATTAATGTAGATGGTATTGTGTTTGAACTTGACATACCTCACAAATTTACTTACAGCACTAATAAGGCTGATATTTATGATAATATTATACGCTGTATAAAACTCGGTGATACATCGATAAATTTTATACACCTTTCAAAAGATCAAAAAAATAATATGCTCGAAAATCTATCGCCAAGATTTTTCAAAGATATTAAAAAATATACCGAAGCACTTAAACTAACGCTTGTACTTTTTGAGGGTAAAAAAACACTTAGTCTCGAGCCGATTATTGTAGACTTTCTAAGCAATGATCCCGTCTATCTAATTAAGGCCCTTTATAGTGATTTCGATATACAATCTTGTAGAGAAATAATTTTTCACTTATCACAAAAAATAGGCGAGACAATCCTATTTAAATCAACCATGACAGACATAACTATGTATATCAATGAAGTATCTACTCAAAGTGAAAGATCGAAGGGTGGCAATTCCACTCTTGAGCTATAAATAGGTGTATGTCCGATAGTAATATTACAGAATTTCTTAAAAAAGTTGAAGGTATAAAGGGTGAAACAGTTTCAATACTACTACCATCAAAGAAACAAGAAATTAAAGCGAGATCCCTTAATTTAAAGCAGCAAAAAGAAATTATTGCAAGCTCTGCTGATGGTATTGCAGGTATAATTGCTTTTACAAGGATTATAAACGATATTATACTTGACGCAACAGGTGATAATACATTGAAAATATATGATAGAGCTCCTGTAGCAGTAGCTCTAAGAGTCAAGTATAATATCGTTTATAATCCTTGTAAAAGCAATTATACCTGCAA